ATCGGCGTTGCTGCTCTGCTCAATGTTGCGGATTAGACCGTTGTAGATGTCGGCCGTCTTGACGTCCGCGCCGCTGTCCGCAGGCCGCACCTTGATCGCGGGCTTGTTCTGCCGCGCGTCGTTAATAATCTGGCGCGCGAACGACGGCAGGCGATTGATCGTCAAGCACGGGCGGCCTTCATCCTCGCGCTCGCGGCGGTACTTCTCGGGCCACTGCTCACCCAAGCGCGCGAACTTGAGATCGTCTAGCGCGTCTTGACGGTTCTCGGACTCCGCGTCGTGCGAAAGCCTGAAACGCTCTTTCGCTTCGTCGAGGATGTCGCGGTCGCTCATTTATGCAAGCCAGTTAAGGCCGCCCGATTCCGAGGCGGCTTTGCGCTCCACCCTTGCGGCGCGGAGCATCATCATTCCGTAGCGGGACGCGCTAATCAGGTCGTCCCGTTCTTTGACAATCAGTCCGTCCTTGCGGTGATACAAACGGAACTCTTCAAACCACTCGGCGCAGTTGCTGAACACCTTCCAGCGGCCCGTCTGCATCCGGTCGAGCATTTCCATGACGCCCGCTTCAAGGCCGTTAGAGCCGTCTGCAAACGTCGCGCGCTCATGCAGCAGGTTCAGCCCCTGCTCGCGGTACTGAGCTGCCAATTGCTCGCCTGAGCCCTTGTCGTGCTGCAAGCCGTCATGCGGCCACGCCCAAGGAAGCCACTTGCCCCACGAACGCACCGCGCCAGCAAACAGCACGGGCGTCTGCTCACGCGCCCGGTGCGTCGCAATGACGTACACCGTGTCCGCGTCTCGATCCCACGCAAGCCGTGCGGCGGCGCTCGGGTGATCCCAACCAAAGTCGATGCCGCCAATCTGCGGCCAGTGCTTCGGAATCGGGAACGGCTCGCACTTGACCGCTTCCTCGGCCACCGGGAACACGCGACCGCTGCCAAGCGTCGGCACGCCTTTGGCCCGCGCTTCCCGCTCATGCTCCGGATAGCTGGCAATGATCCGAGCGCGCTGCTCGGGCGTGTAATGCTCCGCGTCGTCAATCGTCATCTGCGTAACGTGACGATCAACGCTTTCGGTCAACAAGAAGCGCCCCACTACGTCGGTCATGCCTAGCAGCGGCGTGAACGTCATCCACGCCAGCCCGCCAGTTGCGTTCGTGCGCGTCAGACCTTCCGTGTAAATGTCGGGCGGCGGCTCTTCGTCAAACCACACGAAGTCCAGCGTCTCGCCCTGCCACTTCTCGCGGCCCTTCTCATAGCTCTTCAGCCCGAGCATCGACACGCCGCCATCGACGTTCTTGACGCGGATCGTGTCGACCAGATCGGCCACGCCACGCGCGCTAACAATGTCGTCAATGTCGGCCTTTGGGATTGCCCCGGTGCCAAACTGCCCAGGCCGCCCAAGCAAGAGCCGCTGCACGGTGTCGCGCGTCGTCTCGCCTGTAACGCCTGCCGCCCAACCCATCACGGGCTTGCGATAGACCTTGCCTTGCCACCAGCTTGGATACCGGCCGGTGAGGTGCATCGCCGTCTCATACGACGCCGACCACGTTTTCCCTAGCTGGTTGCCCGCCATGAGCAAACGCTCACGGAACGTCGCCCCGGCAGCGTGGAAGTCAGCTTGCTTCTTGTACGGCCGGTAGTCCCGCAGCCGGTTCTGCGAGAGTCGCGTCGATAACTCGCGTTCCATCGCTTCCAAGACCTTGGCGCGCAAGGCTGGATCGGAGAGCATCGACGGCTGCGACAAGCTCGTCATCAGTCAGTTCCTCAAGCGGCCGACTGACCTCTAGTTGTTTTGGCATCAGCGACGCGACCACGCGCACATAAGTGGCGGGCTCTTCGTCCCGCGTGCGACGGATCGCCTCCACGCCGTGCTCCGAGAAGTCTTCGGACAGCGTGCGGAGGAAGTCCTCGGTTAGCTTGTTGCGACTGCCCCTTGGCCGTCCAAGCGGGTTGCCCGAGCGCCCCGGTAGAAATGGCCTGCCTCGCTGTTGCGGCGCTGCAGGTTCAGCATCAATAACTTCCATCCGAGTTCCAAAGGATTATTCGGATCGCGCTCAAATCACGCGAGACAAGCAAAAAAAAGCCCGCTACGAAAGCGGGCCAAACTTCACGGAGGAGGAGACGTGACCAGGTGCGATCCAGGGTGTCCGATTTGAACGGACGGTAGCGCCAGACCCCGCGTAGTCGCAGGAATCCGCTACACCGCCCAGTAACCCGGACGGTCGCCTTAAAGCCACTCAGCCAACCCTGTACCGCTAAACCTTGTGGGGACAATTTCCCCGTCAGAACGAAGCGTATCATCTCGTCGCGCGCCTGTGTGCGGTCTATAACCTGCGGCGGTTATAGGCGCGGCGGCCTAGCGAATAAGCCGCCACAACCCGAATGCCACCACTGCCGCGCAAACAATCACCAGCGCGACGCTGCTTTGGTCCGGGCGGAATGGCGGAGTTGTCAACGGTTCCGGCGGCACTGTAAGCGCCACACACTCGGCGTATTGCCGCTTCTCTGCCGCCGTTGCGCTTTCGTGCTGGTAGCCGACCATCAACTGCGCGCACGCTTCCCGCTGATGTTCTTCTCGGCGCCGCCGTGCCGCTGCTTGCTGCGCCGAATTGTTTGCCACGATTGCCGCTGTGCTCATGTTTTGGGCGTCAACGCTGCAAGCGCCTTGTCGGCCTGCCCCGATTCGTGAAACTCAATGGCGTCGTACGAATCAACCCCGCCGCCAAGAACCGCGTCAATTTTGCCGCACGCAGCGATATGAGCAGCGGCAGCAATGGCCTTAAACAACTCATGGCACGCTGAATCTTCTTCTGCCTCGCCTGCTTCGGGCGGAAGCATTGCGCTGTATACCCTAAGAGCCGTTTTGGCTACGTCCCGGTAATCCTTGCAATCAAGCAATACTTCAAGAGCCTCATCTTCTAAGCAAAAGCCTTCGTTTTCCCAACCTGCAAACTTTGCGTACTTTCCTTTTTTTGCCATCTCTCTCTCCTAGTTGACTAGCCGATCCCGCGCCGATGCAGCCGCACGATGAGCAGCGCCCGCGCACGCACATAGACGACCTCTAGCGGCTCGCCAAGCGGCCTGCGCGTGCCCAGGACCGTGTTGTACACGCTGTCCCGCTCCCGCCCCGGTAGATCGTCCACAACCGCCTGCACGCTGCGTGCCTCGGCGTCGTCCACGTCTGCGTAAGCGTCCGACTGCGGGATGTCGTAGCTGCTACCTGCGCCGACTGCTACCGCCCCTCCGCTCTCAAACACTAGGCTCCTTGGCGGAAAGCCAATGTTGATGTTCGGCCGTCGCTGCCAGCGCGCCCAGTTGTCGAGGATGTCTGTCAGCCGTTGCTCGTCAATCATTCCGCCCTCGGCCGGTTAGCGATCCAATGCCGGATGTCGTCCTCGACCATGTGCGCGTGGCTGGACTGGTCGTACACGCCGACGATGTGCGATGTCCTCTCCCCGCGCAGGTTGCGGAGCGGCGACTTGCTGAACTTGCGATTGTGCTTGCTCCAATACACAAACACCGGCTCTATCGCGTCTGCCGCGTAAGCCACGGTGTCGCGGGCAATCTTGCGGATGTCGTCGTCTGTCACTGTCATGGCTAACACCCCGTCCCCGTGCGGATAGCCCGCTCAATCGTCTCCCGCTCCTGCGGCGACACGTTCATTACTTCGCGCCGGTACTGCGCCCATAGCGAGTCGTGCAGCTCGTAGTCCGGCCGCGCGTCCGTGTGGCGGAACGCCGTCATCTCGCGCACATGGCGCAGGAACTGTGCGGCGGTCATGCTGCGTACTCATCGAACGCGCGCACAGTCACCGTCACGCCGCCGAGCTCCATCGCCTCACCGTACTCAGCCGCTAGCTTGCGGATTTGGCTGTCGCGGATGTACGCATAGCCCTGCAACGCGTCTAGAAGCACCTTCAAGCCGTTGTCGAGGTCGATGACGGTGTTGGACGCCCCGCCCCGCTTGCGGAGCTTCGGATGGACCGTCACGCCTACTTGCACCGGCCCCAGGTGCGGCACCGTCAGCCCTGCGCGCCTGCACGCATCGCGCACGGAGGACTTGTAGCCCTTGGCCTCGGTCGAGACCATGACGATCGTCCGCGACGGGGTGCGTACGTGCCGCCAATAACGGTTCCCGGAGATCGGGTAGTCAAGCCGGATCGTCGTCATTGCATGCCCCCATGTCCGAGCGCTTCGACCAGCTCCTGGGCCGCCGCAAACGCATCTCCGTTGAAAACGCTGTACGTGCTAGTCGTGTTGCCGTGGATCAGGTGTACGTCGCACGCAATCGCTCGCTCACGGCGGGCAACGTCTAGCGCCCGCTCTAGCATCGCCACCACCTGCGCGTGTGCCTCTGTCGTCGTCATGCCGCCCCACAAGTGTCTTGAACCGCCCAAATAGCGCGCCGTACTCGTCAGCCGTCAGCCGCCCACGCGCCTGCTCCAGCCGCTCCCACTGCGCCCGCTTGCGCGTCACCGGCCGCATGCGTGTTGAGCGCCCCGTGCGCCCCGGCGTGTCTGCGATGTGCCGCGCTAGGCAGCACAGCCGCGACAGCACGTAGATCGGCCATAAATCGCGCGTGGCGCGGGCGCAGTCGTCGCAGAGGGTCATCGGATGCGCTCATAGCTCAAGATTTTCTCTATCGTCCTGTGATGCACGCCGAACTTCGTCGCCAGTGCCGCATTGCTCCAATCGCGCGTGATCTTCGCGCGGGCATCTTCGCGGGCCTGTGCAATGCGCCGGATTTCGGCTACGTCTGCGGCGGACAGCTTCGTCTGCGGCAACTGGTCGCCTCGCGGGGCCAGCTCACGGGCGCGCAGTAGGTACTCGTGGCGCTGCATCAGTCCGCCCCCGCCTCGCGCAGCCACTCGCTACAGACGAACACCGCCGGTTCATCCACCAGCCGACACCACCGCACCGGCACATACAGCGGCGGGTGTGCGCGCGACTCGCAGTGCGTGCATACGGCGCAGGACTTCATGCCGCAACTTCCGCCCATTTCGGATTCGGCGCAGACACCCAGAATCCATCCGCTCGCAGAGCCATGCCAGCGCCCGTCATCTCGTCTTGCGTGCGGCAGCGGCGGCCCGTTTCAAACTTCCCGGTGCGGTGCTTATCAAACGCCGCCGTGGAGTTGAAATGCAACCCGCAAGACGGGCACTGGTTTCGGTCACCTGTCAGTTTCATTGCGTCACCTAAGTTACGTTTCATCGCACGTACACCTGCGGCGTCGCCTTGGCGGCGCCAAGGAACTGCTGCGAATCAGAGTCGAACCAAAGCGCAACCCGGCCTTCCCATTCACCGTTGCGCTGCTTGTCGCAGACCACCATGGCATCGGGCTTGTCGTCGTCGGGTTCACCGCCCGCCTGGATGTCAAACTGCTTTTTCTTGTTGCGCCACACAATCATTACGTTGTCGGCTTGGTCACTGATTGACCCGCTGCCCTTCATGTCAAACTTGCCCGGAAGGCTGTGCTCGTCGTCCGCCTTGCGGATGTGGTGCACAAGGTGAACGTGCATGCGCGTGTCGCGGGCAATGCTTGTCAAAGTGTCCAACAGATTCTTTTGCCCGTTGTAATCGTCCTCGCCGCGCACGCACTTCATCAGCGAATCCACCACCACGTGCTGCATGTGAAGGCGTTCGTGGCAGTAGCGCAGGACCGCAAGCACCCGAAGCGGGTCGACCGTCCCTTGCTGGTCGTACAGCCACAGCCTACCGTCAGTCCAGTCGTGAAACTCATCGACAAACTGCTCTGTCGGCCGAGGCCCGCGCGACGCTTGGCGACACATGCGCTCCAAGGTTGCATCAGGCTTCATCTCAAAACTTGCAACCATGCACCGCTGGCCTTGCGCCATAAGACCAAGGATGACTTGCCCGGTCAGCAGCGACTTACCGTGCCCGTTTATGCCAGCCCACACCGTCAGCTCGCCAGGGCGTAAAGCAATGATCTCGTGCGTCTTGGCCCAAGGCAGAAGCGCCCCGTCGGGTTGCCCCTTCTTGGCAAACCGCGCCGCAACCGCTTCGCGCCACGCGGATGCCGGTCGCACCTTCATCTGCGGCTCTGAGTCGCGCATGTACCGCGACCAGTCAATGTCGTCTCGCTCAATCACGCCTGCCATGCCACCACCTCTCCGTTTGCATCGATGCCGTACACAGCACGCGGCTCAATGTCGTGAATTGCTTCCCACCACCGCCAAAATAAAAGCGGGTCGCCCTCGCGCAACTCCAAGTGCACACGCAGGCCACGCAGAAACCGCAAATCTGCAAACTCGGGCTTTTCGCCGTGCGTCCACACGACCGGGATCTCCTCGCGGGCTAACTGCTCCTCGGGAGCCTGCCACGGCCACTCGACGTCAGGCGCTTGCCCAATCTCAATGAACACTGCGGCTGGCCTCCATCCTGATGCGCGGGCCTCTTCAATCTGCCGATGCCCAATCACACCGCACCTGCCATCAACGTGTCGGCACTCTTGGCCCGCTCGCCCTTGACGGGGAACAGACCAGTCCAACCGCGCTCTATCGATTGCTCAATCACGCTTTTAGGGTCATGTCCTTCAGCCTTGAGCTTTGCAAGCTTGGACAACGACAGCCTCTTGGCATCTGTCGTCCATCCCTTGCGCACGTTCCTGAACGCGTGCCACCTCTGCCACACATCCTCTGCAAGCCAGTCGGGCAACTCCAGGCGCTTAGCGCCGGACACGCGCGGCTTTGCTGCGCCCTTCTTTTCTTCTCCTTCTTCTTCTTCTTCTTTCCCGATGCGCTGCACATGCATGTCATCCGCATGACTAATGCACTGCAATTCGGATGCTAAGTGTTTGAAAACACTAGGATGCACCGGGTACTTGCTGCGCTTGTTTCGCACCAGTTGCTTGAACCTTGGCAGGCACAGAAAGCGCGCACCCTTGCACTCATAAACAACGACCAAACCGCCGTCGTTCAACTCGTTAAGCCACCGCTCAACCTTCTCGGCAGACGGCTTCTCCAAGCCGTAGCAGGTAGCCCGCAGCGCGTAATTCGACGCCGTGTACAGCCCAAAATCATCAGCCACCAAAAGCAAGTGCACGTACAGTTGCCGCGCCTCAGCAGTAACCATCCAATAGCGCTCGCTTGTCAGCAGGTCGCTGCGGATAATTCGATTCGGCATCAGACGCCAGCCATCCGCGCCAGCTCGCGCATCGTTTCTTCGTACTCGACGGGGCTTTCGATGATCCCGGTCGCGTAGTACATGCCCTTCAAACGCACGTACAACCTGTCTGAGCCGTGGTCGGGCGACTGGAAGGCAATCTCGCGGGCAATCCGCAGGAAGGCGCTACGCGGGTCGATGGGCTGTGCGCTCATATGACCCCCATCCGCTTCCGCAGCCGCTCCAGGCGGTTGCCCGTAGCCTTGCGCCACACCCGCCAGTCGGTGCCGCTCTCTGCCGCCCACTTGCGCCACACCGCAAGCCGCGCTTCCGTCTCGCCGCGCGTCTCACACCGCCGCTTTTGGATTACGTCGGCAGACATGTGGAACTCGACAGCAGCCTCGGCCCACAGCGGGTCGGTCACGTCAATCGACACGCCCGGCGCGGTGATCTCGCCGTCGGTCAGGTGCAGATAGATCCGGCCCGTTGACTGGCGTGCGTGCGCGGCAAGCGCGGCGGACTGGTCGAACATTACGCGCTCGTCGTCTTCGGGCGCAGCAGCGCGAACGCTTGCAGACGCTCCATCGTGGAGTGACGCGGATCGGTGATCTCGCCGTGGAGGATTCGCGAGATGGTCGCTTGCGTGACGCCTGCGGCCTGCGCGATCTCTTCCTGCGTGCAGCCTGCCGCAACGAGCGACTCGACTAGATGCTGACTCTTGGGCTTGTCCATGCCCCATTAAACCATACGGGCGGGCATGGCGCAACAACAAAAAGCGCTTGACTCGGCCCATTCGCTAGCGCATACTCTCTCCATGCCGCACAGACAGCGGCGAAGAGGGCACGATGGGATTCCGAGATCACAACGTAGAGCAGGCAGCGCGCCGCGAAGACCGGGCCGCTGACATCACAGCCGCGAAGGAAGCTTGGCGCGCGACCCGCGAGACGGCGATTGTCGCCGACCTTGAGACGCGCCCGCTGCTGGCGTGCATGACGGCGCACTGGAGCCGTGAGACCGCCCCGCCCGTCAGCGTCGAGCTCGTCGAGTGGGTGATGCACACCAGCGGCGACGCGGCCCGCACG